GTTGGTTACTGCGCCCGCAGCACTACCTATCTACATGAGACAAGGTTTGAAGTTCGACCGCGCCCTGATGAATCCTGAGAAGGCTGACGCTCATGTCTTGGAAATAGCCAAGATTCTGGTAGGTGGCGGAACTCGGCCAGCAGCAGAAACCAATTTGAAAAAGATTCTAGCCGGGCATCTTCAAGATGTCTGGGAAGCAGGGCCTCTTCATCCCTTACAGGCTACGGGCCATTTACTGAAAACCGCCTCTGCTGGTCTGATGGATTATGTGGTGCCCCAGGGCAAAAACGGGCAAATCTATCTGGAATTTAACAAGGAAGTGGAACGGTTTCAGAGAACGCAGGGGCGCCCCGCCACCCCCGAGGAAGAAGCCCGGATAGCCTATGAGGTCCGCGAGCACGCCGATAATGTCTGGGGGGAGGTAGCCAAGGACAATGTGGCTATGAACGCCACGGTCAAAAGCCTTTTCGGAGCCATCATTCAGTTCCCCCGGTTCAACATCGGGAGTGCCAAACTGGCTTCCCGCAGCTTTGCCGGAGCCAAGGATGTTTTGATGAAAGCGGTGGATTTCGCCCGGGGAGAACCCGTCAGAGATTTAAAGATGCAGGATCGTCTTGCGTTGCAATATGCTACAGGCTTACTCTTTTCTGTGGGAATGATGGGTGGGCTTATGCACTGGGCCTTCACCGGAAAGAAACCGGAACAGCTCAAGGATTATTTCTACCCGGCTACTGGCGAGACTATGCCCAACGGTGCCGAGGAACGGTTGCAGCTTCCTTCTTACCTAAAGGACGCCATGGGGTTATGGAAACATCCCTTCCGCACCGTGACGGCCAAGGAAGCGACTTTTATCCATATCATCAGCGATCTTATTGAGAATAAGGATTATTGGGGCAACCAGATCGCCGACCATTACGATCCTTACAGCCAGCAAGCTTGGGGTGTCCTGAAATATATGACCAAGCAGGCATCGCCCTTTATTCTGCAAAGCTATCAGAAAGGAGCAAAGCAAGGACCGGAGAGAGCGGCTTTGAGTCTATTTGGAGTAAGACCAGTCCCCCGTGAAATCGCCAATACCCCGGCGCAGAATGTCATCGACGAATATAAACAGTTAATGCGGGCCTCCACTACTACTAAGGAATCGGCAGAGACCAAAAAGCTCCGGGGCGATTTGACAAAGATGGCACGGGATGAAGATAGCGAGGGATTTGAAGAAGCAGCCACACAGGCGGTGAGTGAGGGGAAATTGACGCGCCAGCAGGTCAAGGAGATCGTGGAAGAGAGCCAAGTCCCCGCGGGGCAAGCTCGATTTTATAGGCTTCCGCTTGAATGGATGGCGCGGACTATGGAACAGGCATCAGACTATGAGCGCCAGCAATGGACACCCCTGATGCAGAGGAAGATCGCCAATGCCAAGCCGGAAATGCTTATCCGTAACCGGGACGCCCTGGTTCCCCTCTTGAGAGAGTTGGATATGGATAAGGTGGCCGACACCATTCAGGATATGCAGATGCCGGAGGAGCCGCTGGCGGGCCAGGACCTTACCGGCCTGGGGATTCTAAGACCGGCCACGGAAACGCCCGGAATGGATGAGGTCAACGAGGCGATCAGCGCCGACATTGAGAAGAACTTGGAGAAGGTTGGACAGCCGGGAAAGACTCGAAAGAAAACGGATAGGTATCAGTTCTTGGGTTTATAAGGACAAATGCACTTGATATTTAACCAAAATTCCTTTATGGGGAAATAAGGAGACAGATCATGCCTGGAGTTGTACGGTTTACCGATCCGAAAGCAAATGTCGAAGGGGACCTTCTGGGTGATCTGGTATTGGATGCCCAGAATAAATTAATTAATGTCATTCCTTTATCAGGCACCACCAATGGTCAATGGATTCAGACTAAATCTTACGACAAGATGTGTCTGAGCCTCTGGTGCGATACCGCGGCCACTTTCGAGGTCTGCGGTTCTATGCTGGTCGCTCAGCCACTTAACAGTTACGATGGATACCAGCTTTTTGTAACCAAAACTTACGCGGCGCCAACTGAGGAAATTTTGGCGATCAAAACTCCTCTGCGCTGGCTTAAAGTCAAGGTCACGGCCAACACCGGCAATGTACTGTCTCCATTCATCGGGGTTTAAGGAGAGAGTCAATGGATACCTTTCCTCCAAGCGAAATTAGTGGTTTTGAATGGGGTGACATTATTGGGGTCATATCGACCCAATCCGACCTTATGGCGCTCTTGAACGCCAAGCAGGCTTCCCTTCATGGCGGACCTGTAACCCTGACGGCTGGGGCAACCACTACGGTAAACAATGCTGCGGTGACGGCTAATTCACTGATATTCTTATTCCCCACCAACTTGGCGGCTACTGTCGCTACCCTGGTTCCGTACATCAGCGGGAAATCGGCTGGAGTCTCGTTCACCATTACCCATATAGGGGCAACGGGGAGTGAAACTTTTAACTATCTCATTGTCAACTAGGTAATCTTGGGAATATCCCAATGATTGAATTCCTAACTTGTCGCTTCCGAAGCATTTTACCAAGACCTCCCAGAGCTGATTGGGAAGCCATGAGGAAAGCTAAAGAGGAAAGAAAATGTGGGATTTCACGAAAGTCATCTGGCGCACCAGCCCGGCCATGCGTTACGACACGTCCGGGGATTGGCACGGCGATGTCATCGAGGCCTGGGACGGGATGCCCCCTCTGAGCCAGCAAGCCGTCCTGCTCCACGAGTTCAACGAGTCGGCTATCCTGCGGGCTGCCGGGATCACCGAAGAACAGATCGACATCATGGACAATTTCAAAGAGGCAGCTATCGCCTACGCCAGGGCCCCGGAAGGTATATCAAAGGCCCACGCATTTGTAAAAATGTCAAACTCAGCCCAGGCTTACGAAGCCATCCCTCCCGAACTCCGCAATCTCTACGATGAGGCCCATGTTCTCGCGCTGCTGGTGGAGCGGGCCTTCCTGGAAGCTGCCGGCGGTAACTGGCAGGAGCATTGCCGGGGAATTGAGGATACCCGGGGGAGGATTCCGGTTGATAAAGATGGAGAGGTAACTGTAACAATTAAGGCTAAAAATCCGTGAAAAATAGCCTCTGCATCCTCTCCTGCAAAGGAGAGACTCTGCCAGTCATGCGGGACCTTCTGCGTGAAGGCATCCCCTGCCAAATCTATCTTCACGACCTCCACTACCAAAACAGCTACAAGAACATCCTCCCCCGAGTCGGGTTGGACGACTTGGTGGCCGCGGTCAAGAAGGCCGAGGTCATCTGCATCGACACCATCGTAAAGAATAGGAGAACCTATCGTGATCTGGCCCTCCTGGACAAGTTCAACATCAGCCACAATGTCCCCGATCTCTACGGGCGCCTGGGGGACATCCTTAAACGCCCGCCCTGGGACAAGCTGGTCATTGGAGGCGGTGAAGAGGTTGCTCAATATGAGCTTGATCGATCCAAAGGCATCGAGTTCGCCCGAAAATGCGGTTTTAGCATCCCGCCTTACCAGGACTTCAAAACCATTAAGGAAGCTGTTCGGTTCCTACAAAGCTCCGAGGGCCAGAAAAGGGAGAAATGGTACTTCAAAGCGGACGACAATCTGGCCCTGGACCTCACCTTCGATGGCACGCCGGCTCAGCTCATCGACTACCTCACAAACAAAGTCCCAAAGCGGCTCGGCACCGACAAGGTGAATTGCGTCCTGCAGCAGGCTGTTGAGGGTGAGGTGGCGGAACTGGACCGGGAGGTCTGGAAGGGGCCGGACGGCAAGCTGGGGCCTTTCAGTAGCACCCTGGAGGATAAGAAGCTCCACTCCCGAAAATCAGGTCCCAGGGTGGGCTCGGCGGTCAACACGGTGTGGCTGGACGATGACCCTGGGGGTATCATCTATAAGCAGATTACGGTCGCTGCCGGCCTCCTGAGAGGCTACTGCGGCCCGATCTCGGCCAACTGCATCATTACTCCGGATCTTCAAGCCTGGATCCTTGAGTGGACCCTGAGACTGGGGTGGAGCGCCTTCTACTTGCTGCTGAAGTTCATTATGAAAGGAAAAGTTGGCAATTTTTTCCTTAATCCTTTCCAAACCGTTTGGAAACCCGGCTTCGTAGCCAGCCAGGTGCTCTCCCTGGCCCCCTTCCCGCCCACGGAAAACAATCGGAAGGACTTTGAGGAGATGATCGTCGGGAACCTCATCAGCAGCAAATTGGAGGAATCCGACTTTTCCTGGCTTGATGTCTTGGAGGATTCCTTGGGTGTCTTCCGGGTGGCTGGCAACGATGGGCTGATCGGGGTGGGCGTGGGGCACGATGAAGATATGGAGGCGGCAATCGGGAAAGCCTTCAAGAAGGTGGACGGCATTGAGATCACCGGCAACAAGCAGTTCTGGCCCCTGCAGGAGCATCTGGACTCGCATCTGAACCGGTACAAAGACTTGGAAAAATGGGGAGCGATATGATCAAAACCGTCCTAATAACGGGGAATTATTAAATGCCCCAAACCCTTAAAAATATCTGTGACCCCTATGCCTGGATAATCATCGCCATCCTGGTAGCCATCGTCATTCTTCAGGCTGCGGGGATGGGGTTGAAGCCGCTGATTAAGGCCGCCTTGAGACGCCTTTCGGGAGAGAGAGCAGAGGTGAATGTCAATATCGGTGAAACAGGAGACGCAATGCCTAAATTTGGCAACCCAGGGGGCCTCATTGACCCTACACATTGCCCGGCCCACCTTGCTTTGGTTCAACAGGGCGATAGAAACGAAGCTGAAATCAAGGATATTTGGAAAACCTTTGGGGAACTGAGAAAAGACATGCAGGCGTGGTTTGAGCAAGTAAAGGATAGCCAGTCAACTCTTCTGGAGGCCATAAGAGCAACGACGGCGGCTGCGTCATCGGCGGCAACGGCTGCGGCGGCGGCTGCGGCGGCGGTTGTGACAAGAGACAGGAGCTAATAAATGAAAACACCCTGGATGGATATAGCTGAAAAGGAAATCGGTGTTAAAGAACCCGATGATTTAAAATATTTTTCAGCAACAAATTATCCCAATCCTGACGGCCATACGCCTTATTGCTCTGCTTTCGAGAATTGGTGCTTGAAGCAGGTGGGAATCAAAGGCACCGGATCGGCGGCGGCCTTCTCTTGGAAGCATTGGGGTAAGGATGTTTCTGATACGAAACCCTTTGGTGCCATCGTGGTTTTCAGTTTCAGCCATGTAGCGTTCAAACATCATGGGGAGAATTTTATAGGCGGGAACCAGAAGGGCGACCATGAGGTGTGTATCGAGCATATTCCTATGGAAGATGCTATCGCCTGGCGGATGCCGGAGACGACTTGAGTGAAAAATGCCCGGACATGGTTATGGGAATAGTTTTGACTCTTTATCCATATCCCATTAAAGCCTGCATCCACTGGAAGATAGACGGATTTTGTAGGTTGCCGAAGCATATTTGCTGTTGGGCTTCCCTGTGGAATAGACCCGAGTTGCCCTTCGAGCAAGGACAAATGGAGTTGACAGATTCGCAAAAGTAGGGAAGGATAAATTAATGGGCGACATCTTCGTAGAATATATTAACCAAAGGCGTTATCCTCCACACACAGGAGAAATGCCTTGGGACAAGATATGGAATTTTGATGATTACCCATTAAGCGGTGTAAGAAAAAGAACCATTATTTGTTATGAAAAGGAGAAACCAACATGGCAATTACAGGAACAGCGGTAGTACTGATTGGTGCCACGGGTGGAGCGCAGTTGAGCGTAACCTTTGTGGCGGATATGGCGGATGTGATGGCTTCTGTTGCCAGCAAAACCCCAATGGCGGTGGCTCTGGAAATATCCGACATCGCCGGCTGGCAGGCACAGATGAGTTGCGTACCGGCGGCTGACTCAGCTCATGCCGCTGCGCCAACTTCGTAAAGGAGGGTCTATGATAAATTGGAAAACAACCGTATCAGGTATCGTGGCGGCACTGGGAGTAGCCCTAACCCAAATCAATGATCCTATCATCCACGCTATCGGGGTCATCTTGTCTGGTGTTGGGGCACTCCTTGTCGGCTTAACAGCCAAGGATTACAACGTTCACGGCGGCACAGTAGCCCAGGCGACTCCCCCTGCTGTGCAAGCAAGTAGTGAGGCTCAAGGGGTTCAGTCACTGGCGAAATAAATCATCACAAATATAGGAGAAAGGATAATTCAATGAAGAAGATGCTTGTTTCAACAATCTTTGCAGTACTGATTTTCTCACTAGCGGTAATGCCCGCTTGCACCACCGTCAGTAACGCCGTCACCGGGGCGCAGCAGCTTTTGTGCAATCCCACGGTAGATCAGCAGAACGAGGCTAACGCCGGGATCACCTGCGCTAATGCTATCCTGGCAATTCTTATGGCAATTCCTAACCCGACGCAGGGGGTAGCCTCGCTGATCGTATCCATTGGGGGAGCGGCTACGGTGTTCAAGACCGTCCAAACCGGCGGTTGTGTACTGATGACGGAGTTGGCTGCGGCAATGGCTGCCCTGGATACGGCGGAACAGTCGGCTCCTGCCAATGCTGCCTCTATTGCCATGGCTTCAGCTAAAGTGCAGGTAGCATGGCCGGTAATTCCGCCGCTGCCGAACCTGCATAATTGGGTGAAGTGAAGGGAATCATGGACCACACCAAGCCAAGCACAAGTGGACCCAGATAAGGCAGAGGGGCCGGCCTGGGACTGGCCCCTTGCGCCGCCTACCAGGAGCGGGCAGGATGCCTGGGAAGACCCGTGGATGGACTGTGATTGGAGTTTTGTGATACCTTTGTGGAGGTGGTAGCATGATTACTCCTGTCTGTGAAATCTGTATTAAGCACACCGTTGAATATTCGGGTAAGTGGGATTCATTCGCCTGCTTAGATTGTAACAGGTGGGTCGATGACCCATGCCCTGACCCAAACTGTAAATGTTGCAGGAATAGGCCAGATAAGCCAACGGGAGACAGCCATGAATGACTGGGTGAATGCCTTGTTACAAAAACCAGAACCATATAAGAGGGTAATTGTAAAAACACAATTAGGTGAATTTGAGGGGAGCTGGAATCCATATTTTAGTAGGGAAGTCTGGATTGCAGGAGATGGGCCGTTTATTGTGCAGTCAGAAGTCACGCATTGGAAGGATATAAAATGATAGATTATCGCTCTGTAAAACTCGGTAAATTACCTTACAGGCATGACACTCGAAACCTGCAATTCGCAAAGTATCTGCCTCAGAGCTTGCGGTCTATGGCGCAGCTCGGGCCTCCCTCCTGCCCATCTTCCTACGACTGGTTAAGTAAGGTGAGCAAGTTCGGGCCGATGGGGAACCTGGACGTGGGGGATTGCACGGTAGCTGGGGCGGGGCACATGATCCAGGTATGGACCGCCAATGAAGGCAAAGAGGTTATCCTGCCGGATCAGGACATTCTTGCAGTTTACTCGAAATTGAGCGGCTATATCCCTGGCAATGAGTCAACTGACAATGGTCTTGAACTCTACCAGGTTCTCAAAGAGTGGCAGCAAAACGGGATTGACGGCCATAAGATTGGGGCCTATGTGCAGGTGAAAAATCTATCGCATATGGCCTTGGCTTGCTATCTTTTCGGTGGCCTTTATTGCGGGGTGATGCTCCCTTTGAGTGCTCAAGACCAGGATCAGTGGGTCGTGGCTGACCAGAGTCTGCAAGGTAACGCAGCTTATGGTTCCTGGGGAGGCCATTGTGTGTCGGGAAGTAGATTTGTCCCTCTCAGCTTTACTTTCATTAGCTGGGGGAAATTAATAGTCGCTACACATACCTTCATCCAGGATTACTTCGATGAGGTCTGGGCCATTATCTCCCAGGATTTCCTTGACGGGAAGCAAGAGAACCCGCTGGGGATTAACATTGACCTGCTGAATCAGGATTTGCAGACGGTGAAGGAGCAACCAGGAGGCCCATAATGGACGATGACAATAAATGCCTTGAATGTACTAAAGCGGGCCATACGCCTTCCCGGCTGACCCGGCTACCATTGGCTGAGGGTATTGCGATTTTTATTCTATCTTCCAGGGCAGGCGTCTCTACAGAGATTCATTATGCAGTAGCGGAGTTCCTGGAGAAGATCGGGAAGGAATTGAGCGAGACTCTACTGAACGAGGATGTGGCAAAGAAGGCTCTGGACCTGATGGAGACGGTGCATTGAAATGAAGTGCGCTCGCCATGTTGGAGAAAAAGAACTAACCAACTGTGGCTGTCCGATATGCCAGGGACAGGTAGAAATAAAACTGACTGTGTATCCTGGGTTTATGTGCCAGTTTTGCGGCAAGGAAGCTGATTGTTATTCTGTCATGGCTGATTGGACATATCAGGCATTTACCCAGAAACTTAATTTATATATTTGTAAGCCTTGTCTGCGCGCAAAGATAGGATGAAATAATGTCTCTTTCGCCCCAATGGAAAAACTTTTTGGTCCGCATGATGGCTCTGGCTATTGCCTTTATCGCCGGCTACGGGGCCTGCTTATTGACCCTGCTTATCTCCGGGGTGATTAAAGTGGCTGGCTAACCATACTTTAATAACACCAATCCCCACCCCAGTAATAGTAACTAATCCCCAAATTAACCCACAGACAATGGCTGGGATCTTTAAAATTGGGTAATCTATAGAGGCTGCCAGTCCCACTAAATAAAAAAAGAAACAGAATAAATATAATCCAACAAGAATAGATACTATTACTTTTCTGAACATCATTTCCCCTCCTTCTCCGCCCTCGCCGCTAGCCAAGCAGCATGGGCTGCCAAGAGGATAGCATTGCGGCGGGGTTCAGTATATTCTCTTAAATTTCTAAATGAACTAAAATCTTTTGAAAAGCTGCAATGAGTTTTTTCACCACGGTAGTGCAAGTTTAGGCCCCACTCTAACTCCCTCATCTTGTCAATCACCATCTCAATCTGGCCGTTGGGTTCGTCGGGGCGCCAGTCGGCAACTCTGATTACATAAGAAAGAGAAGAGTTTGAATTGACGTGGTAAGCAGGGCCAGTTGGGTAATTATATTCTCCTTTAGCCCACCCCATCAAATCACAGGCAGACCAGCGGCGGAGTTCGGTCAGTTCTTCGGGAGTCATTTCCCTTCTCCTCCTATCGAGTTAGTGGTAAAATAAATAATTGCTAAAATAACGGCAGCAATTATAATACAAAAGGCGTCGGCGTCTGTCATGGCTTCTCCTTTTCCAAGCAGCCACGGTTAGGATTTCGGTCATTTCCATTCCCCCGTTTTAAGTTTCTCCGCACACCGCTCACATACCTGGCTGCTGGTTCCAGCGAAGCAGTCAAGTTCAATCGCTTCGTCTGTGGTTTCGTTTCGAGCAAAAGTCCGATGCTTCTCGCAGAAATACCAGCCGCAGGAATAACATAAGTAGGAAATTCCTCGGTCTATCATTGCCCGACATCCGCAGTGGTGACATTTGCATCGAACCCCATATCCCCGCTGCATCGGAACTTGGCTATCAAACCTGTTTATTTCATAGACGGCGTATCCCATTAGCCTGTCTCCTTGACGGTTTTAATGATTATAACCGCTCACCATCTTTAAGTCCCAACACACGGCGAAATTCAAGCGTCGCTAGTTCTTCTTCTGGATATTCAGCTTCCAAGGCGATAAGTGCTAATTCCGCACTTTGACGTCTCACCAGTATCATCTCACCTAAATCCAATCTGTTCAAGAGACGGCCACAAAGACAACGAAGTTCTTCCATAGCTATCTTTCCTCCCCCGGCTTCTCCTTTCCCAGGGCGGCTTTGAGATCATCCACACTTCTTTCTGGAATCCCTCCATCCCCGAAATAAGAATTTTCTTCAACCCATTCCATAACAGCGGCCAAGGCTATGCGCCGCACTAGTACCATCTCTGTATGGTCTATTCCACAGACAAAAGGTTCCTTGCTACAGACTGGACACTTCCCGGCCTCAGCCTTCTCTTGCTGCATTGCTTCAATTACCAAATCGGCTTCAGTCATAGGATTAGTAAGCACTTGCCCAGCCTCAGCATCGGCGGGAGTAGTCGGGGCGAGGAAGGCTTCAAGAGCAGAGATCAGATTTTGTGTCTGAGTGACCATATGGCCTGGATCGGTATTACGTAATCTTATTTTACACATCCATAACAGTCCTCTTGCCGCTTTTTGCCATTCCCCCTGGGTGGCAAGTTGGCTTTGGAGGCCCTTAATCTCCAATGCCATCCCGGAGTAAAGCGGCGACTTCCTCTCTGCCTTGCAGGGTTCGCAGGGGCAGTCTTTGTCGTGCCTCATTCCTCACACCTCCTATCCTGGGAGTTATGGTGTAGATTTATAGACATCTATCTTTTTCTGTAAATCATATAATTCTTTCGTGAGCTTATTATTTCTATCCTGTTGTGGGGCTAACACAAACCAATGAGATAGTCCCAACAATATAAACAAAATACCAGTAATTCTATACAATATAGATGGCATCACTCCCTCTCCTTGCGCAACTTGTTAATCTCGTCCCGGTCCATGAAGGCTTGGACTTCCTTTTTATACCAAACCCCGATATGCTCTAAATCATCCCCTGCCATTTCTTTAAAGATGGCTATCGCCTCCAGTAGCACCTCAGCTCGGGCGGCAAGTTGGGATTCGGCAGCAGTAGCTCTTGCAATAGCTTCGACAAGTTCAGCTAATACCGCATCGGTCTGGTCTAAAGATACCCCCAAAGCAGCCATAGCCGCCCGCTCGGTTTCACTAATTTCTTTGCTCATGTTGCCTCCTTAAAATATTTCTACTTCCCAGCCGCCCTTTTCGGCCTTCACCGCTAAGAAGCGAAAAGGATAGATGTCGGCTGCTACCCGGATTCTCACTTTAGCCGCTTCCCGCCAGAATCCTTTGACTTCGTGAATCTCCAAAGTGCCGTCTTTGACCATTACCGCGAAATCCGGTTTAAAATACGAATCATCTGCCAACCGCAATCGGACCCCCTCAAACTTATACCACAGCACTTCGCCGGTCCGCAACAGAAGCTCAAGACGGTTGGCATAGGCAGCTTCAGTTTTATTCATGGTACTAGTTTTAAGGTGGCCCTTAGCGGTTACTTTTCGCATTTTACTCCTTTAAAAATTTATTCCTCCCGGACCCCTCTATGGGCAGCGCCTCGTACGAAAGCAATCTCCCAATAAGGACCGAACCTCTCGCCCTGCCGGGTGTACCAGAAGCGGCTTATGTGAAAAACCTGATAACCAGCAGCAGTAGCAATTTCCTCTGCCCGAAAGCCTTCACTTTCATTGCCTTTGAACCAGACTACCGGTCGTTCACTAGCATGGCTAGGGCCACCCTGGCAGGAATCAAATGTATCAATTCCGGCCTCTCGAAGCACTTTAACAACTCCAATGATTCCATCATCGAGAGCATCAGGGCCTTCCAACATCCACGATTCCATTGGGAATATCTTTCTGTATTTGAGTCCTGATTTTCCGTACGATTCAGCACCGCAGCGCCGACAATAGAATGAAGGTTTCAATTTCAATTCTTTAAAACTTATTCCTGCACATCCGCGGGTCCGGCTCGTGCCCCTTAGGAACTTCTGTTTGTGGCGGCTTCGGAAGAGGTTGCCAATGGGTAGGCTCTGTGGGTGTAATTCTTCTGATTACCGGCCAACCAAACCAATAGTTTCTAATCTTTGTCCCAACGCCTATACGATACTGCGGCGTTATCACCGTTAAATCCTGGAAATATAGAAGAATTGGTTTGTCGAAAGGTGCAGTAGTAATATCATGCCACTTTTCCATTGCGTCTCCTTGCCCTTCACAGATGATGCAGTTCATCGGTTTACCCGTCTTGGTGCCAAGTTTGGACTCCAATAACAGGCTGGCCCGTCCGTTGGGATAAAACAGTACCACTTCCAGCCTCTTATAAGAGCTTCTAATTTAGGATTTATGCTTGACCATACCGGAGCTACCTGGAAAGACTGTTGTCCATCTATCCCTGCCATGGCTTGAGCTTTTTCAACTTCCTCAATAGATACCTTATGAGGATAATGATTACATAATAACATTAGACATCACCAGCTTCTTAATTAAGAGTTTGTGCCCCAACTCTCCCGGGGGCACTTAGGGCCTGGGTGCCAGAGGCTTAGGACCGGCAGAAAGGCACAAGGCCAGCGCAACCGGCCCCTACGATCTCCGGGTGGTGGGGAACACCGAAGACCAGCCTGGCGTTAACGAGGTCAGGCGCCCTCGAAGGAGGAGTACTGCGCTGGCCTAACTGTTTAATCGGGTTCGCCGTCGTCGTCTGAGTCAGCACGAGGCTCAATTTTTATCTCCCAGAGGTCACATACCCCTTGCGCCTTCACCGCGAAGCCTCCGATACCGCAGGGTCGGCTCATTTCGTAACTCTTATATATAGGGTGCATCTTCCTCACCAAATTCCCGCAGGTCCGGCAGCATCGGGCCAGGGGTTTAGGATTGTAACCTTGCTTCGCCTTCGCGTCAGATTGCTTGCTCATATCAAATCCTCCTTCCTTGCTGTTTATCTTTCTGGTGAATAAGGTCATGCATGACTTGGCATAACTTGTGTCCCTATTCTGTTGCGAGATCAGCCAGCTTTTTCAGTTCCTCCGATCCCCACTTATCCCGGTTCTTGCCGAACTTCACCACCAATTTTGCCACAGGCCATCCCTTGTTCTTAAGAGTATCCAAAAGTTCTTTGATGTCCGGTCTCTGATCTTCTGGACTCGCAGTACCCCCCTTATCATCCTCTGTCTTTTCTTTTTTCGTGCCTCCTGGGGCATCAGGTGAAGCCGAGGCGGGAGAAGTAGGTGGGGCGTGGTTCATATCGGGCAGGTCTTCGATGTCCTGGTTAAAATATTCGGAGGCGTTGACAGCCACAAGAGTCGTCGCCACTAGCGCCCGCTTGTAGGCCATCTTCTGAATCGTGTTCACCAAATCGGCGGGGTCCGGGTTCTTCTTTTTCCCGACATCCTGTTTTTCAATCTCAGCAGAGCCTTTTAGGAATTGTGTGCCGCATCCGCCGAGTTTAGACCAGCAATACCACCCTCCACCTTTTTCCTCTTTGTTCCGGCGAATAGCTTCTTGGTGGCACTTGGGGCATTTATACTCACCCTGGCGATAACGGTGTTTGGTTTCCCAGGAGTTTGCACTACCATCGGCTTCGGCCACTAACCGGCCATTGCGGGATAGGCGAATTAAGTAATGGAAGTAGAAGAAGGCTTCCCCTCCATGGTCTTTGCCAGTCCAGTCCATTTCCCTGGCGAGAATTTGTTCCTCTTTGGTCAAACCAAAAAAGGTGCAAAGTTTCTCGGCTCCTGGCTTCAAAAGGGTCCACATGGGTACTTCTACTTCGCCACCCGGTAACATGATTTTGCGCTTTCCGGTTCCTGGTATTACTCCGTAATCAGTCCCAGGCCGCATGATCTCCTTCACGAATTGCCCCAGCATTTTGAACCTCTCCACGGCGGTCGCAATGTCCATTTCCGGGAGGCTCAAGCTCTTCTCCACAATTTCTAACTCTCGGGGTTCGTTCATCTTCTCCTCCTTGGCTTAATTCAGGGTATTCATAGAATAAGTGGGGGTTCATCCTAAAGCACCCCCGTTCTTGCTGATGCACTTATGACTAATAGTATCACTCGGCAAGTTCCAGCCACATGCAGGACAGATTTTGGTCGTTATGTAACCTGGTGATTCTGATAGTTTTTCGCACCATTTTTTATCAAAGTCCCAATAGGCTAACTCCGGGGACTTCCCAAACCCCGCTACGCCGTCTTGGAGATTTTCGCCATACAAAGCACACCACATATCACCATCAATGAAGATGCGGGGTTTAAGCAGGTGGCAAGGACGACGTAATTCACAGGCATAAGCGTAAAGTTCATTTTGAATACGGGCCGCTTGTTGATCGGATAATCGGATAATATGTTCATCTTCTCCTCCTTGGCTTAATTCAGGGTATTCGTAAAATAGATGATGATCCATTTGCTTCTCTCCCTTATTGTTCAACCCATTCAGGCCATTTTCCTTCTTCCCATGCTTTAGCTCTGTCAACATCAGAAGAAGTAGGATCATCAGGTACTAATTTGATCCATTCTGGACCGTAGCATTCACGGGCAAGAGCTTGGCCCCAGTCATACGATTTGCCATCCTTGCCGTGAACGGTTCCCCCATGTTTTCGGCCCATACGCATGATCCAGTCAATAACCCAATTTGTGTAGTTCATCATGGTATCCTTCTCTTGGGCACGATTCGCCGCACAGGGATAATGGGAGACTTGTCTTTCACCAATGCCTCGTGAAGTTTATCCAGCCAGAGTGTCGGATACTCCACCCGCAGGTGCGCAAAACCGTCTCCATGAAGCTTTACGAATTCTTCCTGGCGTCCGGATTGCTCCATCTGAAAATCTGCTTTTGTAAAAATATCGGGGTCTGTGCTAAAGCGACTTACCACATTTTCTTCAAGTTCTTTCATCCTATTCTCCCTTAATACTTACGGAGTCGCGCCAAGCAACGAGTCAAATCCATCGAGGCCCTGATGGCAGCGGCGTTGTATTTGCCGGCTTCTTCTTCCTTTTTTTGAGCACTCAGGGCTTTATGTGCCGCACCGATGAACCTCACAGCTTCGGCTATGCAATCTTCAAGGTCTTTGATAGTTACGGGCATCTTAGTCTCCTTAATACTGATTTTTCATTACTACCCCATCATTTTGAAAATCGCTCAAGGTTTTGGCGATGGATAGAATGGCGCAAGATTCATGCTCCGGTTTCTCACCCCACTTTTCCCACCAGGCACATTTTTCTTTTTCGCACTGGGGGCTATCAGTTAATGCCGGGCTTCTGCTAGGGGGATATTGAGAAAATTTTAAAGGGCAGAACATTTCATCCTCCTTTGGGGCCAGCTCTCGCCAGCCCCGGTCATGTGGTTAGCGGTCCTTCTTTATAATGCGCCTTGGGCGAGCCAATGTTGCTTCCCTTCCCACCCCGGCCTCTAAAAGCCGTCGCCCCTCAGCACAAACTTGAAATCATGCCCGGCTTCACTGAGGTGCCGGGCGACCCCTATTAGGGGGTGCGCTTTCTTGAAGCCTCGTCCCTAATTCGTCAGCATCCAAATCACAAACCCCACCCCAACGACCACCAACCCCGCCACCACGCCCCTTACGACTTCCTTAGCTCGCCAGTAGGGTTCCGGTGCCATCGGCTCACGGACCGCCAGGCGTTGGCAAAGCCGTATAATGTCCTCTGACGTGATTTCCCGGTAGGGGGGCTTGGGGAGGTAGATGAGTTTGCCCATGGCTATTTCCCTTCTATGCAGTTTATGTGATTCAACTCGCAGTAGAAAAACCTCAGCCGCTCGTACATTGCCTCTTTTCTGATCCAGATAGTGAATCCTTCCCCATCGTTCAGGGAGCCGGTTAAATATCCGACTCCGTGATTTCCATACCGCCGGTCGCACCCGCAGGGGCAAGGACGAGATAAAACGATATTGTGATCCTTTTCGCCTTTCCAGAGGATTTCTTTGCCCATAATTACTCCTCCCCTCGGGCCGCGCCAAGGCGACCCTGGCTTGGATTAGTGAGCAATCGGCTTCATGCTCAATCTCGGTGTGATTGCCGTCTTCATCCTCGCCCATTGTGCCAACGCAGCCCATACAGGTCAGGCCATCGGTGAAATCCTCGGCATCCCCAATGAGGCGGACAAGCGCCTCCACGAGCTTCGTGATTATGGCTTGTTGGCGAATAATTACTTGTTCATTTGATGCGGACATTGTTTACCTCCTCTCTTTGCCAAGTTACAATTATAACACAAAATAGTGTATTCTTTTGGGAAACTTCTGCGGATTACATTTCTATATACCCCTGAACCACCGCCATATTGTTTCCGATGTTCATCGCCATCATTGTTTAAATGTTCTAATGTTAAAAAGGTTATTTCAGATTCACCACAACAAGTGCATTTGCCCCCATAACCAGCAACAATTTGAGTCTTTAATTTAGTCCGATATTGAAGCATATAATCAAGAGATTTACTGTAATGAGCTTGTCGCCATTTCTTTGTTTTAGCAACTGAAAGTGCACTGATATAATGGGCTTTTCTATATATGGAAGCACAGAGTTTACAGCGGCCTTTATGGCCATCACTTTTTGCTTTTTCAATATCAAATTCCGATAAGGGTTTCTCTTGTTGGCAATGACAGCAAATTTTGAAACCTTTTTTACTCGGCAACGTCTTGAAACACTTTGTCAAATCACCATCCTCCTTGTTAGTTCCCGCAGGCTCAACAAGCCACGGCAAGATTTTGGGGGCCGGATTCGATACCGGCTATTATCCTTGGCATTGACCGCTCGCCATCGGCCATTCACCACAGAATCATTTATGCCTACCTGAGACATGTTCCTCTCGATTCAGCATCCCGGTTGCGCCGGGCCGCCCCATCGCCTCGCCGTAGCTGTTCAATTTGCCGAAACTTGCCCCGCCTCCGCAGACAATCACGATTGGATACACGTCCCTATCCCTGCGGTTCTTCAGCCCGCCCTCGTCGCCTGATGGTGCTTGCTCGTGGGGGCAGCGCCTATGGGCTTATTTAAATCTCCCGTCAAGGCCATACCGATGAAGCCGCCGATGACAGGACTTACAAAGCCAAATTACTATTAAAGGTTCGTTATAATTGGGATGGTGTGATTCATATTGCTGTCCTATTTTGAAAACATCCCAGCATCCGTTACATAAAAGAGGCGGACCTTTAACCAGACCGGTCCTAAGAGCGTTTTTAAATTCAAGCCATGCTTTATCTTGTAATTTCTTTAATAAGTGATTAGCTTCCCGTTTCTTCCGTCTTTCAATCTGAATCTCTGTATTGCGGGTTTGATAATAATTATTAAAATAGGTTCTTTGCTTTTTCTGTAGATCGGGGTTTTTAGATTTATGTTCTACTTGATATCGACGGCCACAAGATTTACAATATGCTCCTTTACCACCGGCCATTAACGGATTGTCATAAAACTCAGTTGTCGGCTTGATCCCTTTTCACCGGGAACACCGACGATAAATTTGGTCGGCTTCCTGGAAAAACACCCGAGAACCCTCAATCGCTTCCATGATTATCTATTAGCACAGGCGAATTTCATTTGCAAGGTTTTTTTTCGCATGAACGAATTTTTTTTAGGGAGAAACTCGGGAGCGGGGATTAGTGCAGTTTAGGTCTGAATTTAAGGATTTTCGCTAGTAGCTTCGAGGGGGGAAAAGAGCCTTTGGTGATAAACCTGGAGGCTTGCGGCGAGAGGTTCGATATCGCTATCGGCCAGAATGAGGGAAATTAATTTATCTATGAGGTTGTGGCGATCTTTCTTGATAGCTTCCTGCCAGCGAGAGAAGCCTAAATTTTCGGTATCCAGGCTGCAAGGCTTCTCGCCCCTGATGACATGGGCGAGTTTATAGATGGTGATGAAACTCGGCTGCTTATGGCCTTTTGCCCCTGATTTATATTCGTTGAAGGTTGTCTCAAGAACCCCTGCCGCCGCAGCCATATCTTTGTCGCTCTTGAATTTGGCGGGCCGCTTCTCCATTCCGGAAATCACTTCCTTAAAAAATTTCCAAGCGGCCGCCTCAATTTCCCTTGGAGTGTTCATGCTATCTCCTATCATGGGATTTATTCGCATGGGCGAAAATATGTCTTGCAAATCCGATTCGCTTGTGCTAATCATCGTTTTATGACCCTCAGAGAATTTTTCACCGAGCAAGGCATCCACTACACCCCGTGGGCGAAAATGAATGGTGTCCCGGCCTCCTGTATCCATCGCCACCTTAGGGGGAAGGGCTATTTTAAGCCGGCAACCGCCCGGATAATTCATAAAGCTACTGGCTGCTTGGTTCCTTTGGTCAACTTATGCCCTGACCTGGAAGAAAGTTCGCCTGACTGTGCCTAACATTTTCACAAACTATTTTTCATCCGTCTGCCAAAATATTTCAGCGGTTGCCAAAAATGCAGAAGCAGCAATATCAAGGGTTTCCCGGCCTATTTTGGCAAAACCCCCTTCCCCTTGCCACGGAGAAAAAGGCTGATGGCTGAATTTGATTGGGATGATTTTATCTCCGATTTATGCCGGGACCTCCTGCATGGCGTGGATCTCACCCGCATTCTTGAGCGCACCAAGCTATCCGCCAACACTATCGGCTGTCACATCCTTCGCACCAAGCCCCAGATACCCAACTCGAAATAGTTGGGGATTTACCTGGATGAAGCGATGAAGCAGCGACCCGAGAATGTGCGCCAGGCCCTAAAACGGATTTGCGCTCGGTTTGGGATGACGGCTGAGTCTCTGGATATTCTACGGAAAGAAGTTGAGAGAAATAATGGGGGATAACCCCACCCCACCGCTGCTAACCGTCAAGGAGGCGGCTTTGCTCTTGAAATTATCTCCACGTTCTATATACCGAAAGGCGCGGGTACTCGGGGGCTTCTACCCTCTTGGCCTGCGCTGTTTACGATTTCGGGCGGAGGTAATTTTCAATGCCATGCTGGCGCGAGAAGAAGGGCTGGCGGTATCGATTCCAGTACCAGGGCAAAAAATTCAACAAAGCCTGGTTTCGTACCAAGGCCCAGGCTAGAGCTGCCGAAGCGGTGCACAAGGCCGAGTTAAAAAAAGCGGTGACGGCCAAGACCCGAACCGGCATGGGCTTCGAGGACCTCGCAAATGAATACCTCGACTACGGAATTAGAAGATTTGCTCCAAAGACTTACAAGTATAAATCCTATGTCTTTAAAGAATTCATTAGGGTCATGGGAGATTTACCCCTCTCCCGGATCTCGGTGTCTGTGCTGGAGATTTATCTACGATCTCGGCGAACTAATGTCAATTATAACCGGCATAGAAAAGATCTCTGTGCGCTGCTGGTTTGGGCATGGAAAAGGCAAAAGATTGAGCAAAATCCGTGTTTCTTCCTGGAGAAGATGCCGGAGCCTCAGTTCATCCGGCAAATACCCACGCCTGATGAGATGCGCCGCCTCCTGCTGGCGGCAGGGGAGGACCGGCCATTAATCCTCGTCCTCTATCACACCCTGGCCCGAATAGACGAGGCGCTGAGGCTCCGCTGGGAGGATGTGAATTTCCAGGAGCGCACGGTGCGACTATGGACCAGGAAGCGCAGGGATGGGGCCTGGGCTGCCGATACGCTACCCATGAATCAGGTGCTATACGACACCCTCTGGGGCCTGTGGCGGGCACGAGAGCAAGCGGAGTGGGTATTCTACAACGAGAAGACACGGACTCGGTATATGAGACGCCCCAAGTTGATGCGCACCCTTTGCCGGAGGGCGGGGATAAGATATTTCAATTTTCATTCCATTCGCGCATATGTAGCTTCTTTACTCCACGATTCAAAGAAGGTAAGCACAATAGTAATATCCAAATTATTGCGTCACAAGAGTCTTCAAACCACCGAAATATATATAAAAAGTATGGACAAAGGGATGCAAGATGCGATAGAATTACTAGAGAAAATTCAGTATTAAGATTGACGAGCCGAGGGGGTGCGCTAACACCGCCCCCGGCTCTCCCCACAACCAACCTGCAAGGAGGTTCGGCCATGAGTGATTCTCAATTTAGCAGACTTGGCGAAAATTGGAAAGCAATTTCTGGATTTCCTGGATATGAGGTTTCGGACCAGGGACGGGTTAGGTCTTACTTAAAATCCAGGGGAAGAAACTTAGGAACCTATATTAGCACGACCGCGCAGAAAATCTTAAAACCTCATCCTGATCGTTTTAACCGATTAGCTTTGTATTTACGAAAAGATGGAAAAACCTATCGAATTTTTATTCATAGGTTAGTACTGATCGCCTTTGTTAGTCCTTGTCCTTTGGGCATGGAAACCTGTCACAATGACGGCAATCCTGCCAACAATAATTTAACAAACCTACGATGGGATACAAGGCGTAATAATGCCCAAGATACGATAATTCATGGAACTGTTTTGGCCGGAAGTAAAAACCCTCGGGCCAAACTTAACGAATCTCAAGTTATCCAAATCAGAGAAATGGCGGCTAATGGAATTGCCAACAAAAGACTTGCGGAAATGTTTTCTGTTTATCCAGAACATATTAGCGGGATTATTCATCGCAAATATTGGACGCATATATAGATGGTCGGGGCGGGCGGATTCGGACCGCCGACTTCCTGGTCCCAGGCCAGGCGCGCTTCCAGACTGCGCTACGCCCCGACATTTAAATTTACCAAAAAACGGAGCAGGCTCCCATGAAAATTCCCTTGAAGTCAGGAAAAGTCGATGAATAGTGCAAGAGGTCCGTCTCCCAAGGCAGTCCCTCCATCCCTAAACCCCTTTAACGACGCATGGTTGACGTGCCCTTGCTGTCTGCAAACGACAGAAAGTGGCGCGGTTTTCGGTTTAGGCTCCCACAACGGTTCCCATGGAAAAAAGGGGTTGACCTGATGCAGATTTTAATTGGGGATACCTCTGAAAAAAGAATTAAACGCATCTGCCAAGAAACAGGCATGGGTCGTATGGTGGCGCAGAACTGGCCTGACCTTTATGAGGGGGAACCGTGGGGTTTTGACAACGGGGCTTGGGGTTTCAAAGACCTGCCAGGGGGTTTTGACGAGAAAACCTTTGTCAACCGTTTACAAAAGGCAGTTGGAAAATATAAGCGGCCTTATCTTGCTGTTTGCCCTGACATTGTGGCGGGGGGCATGAAGTCGCTTGAGTTCTCGATGAAATGGTTTTATCAACTCCCGGAATGGCCTTGGTATCTAGCAGTGCAGGACGGAATGGAAGTCGTGGCGGTTATGGAGGTGATTGACCAGTTTGCAGGTATCTTTTTGGGCGGGACCGACGAATACAAGAGATATGCTGGGTATTGGTGTCAACTGGCCCATCACTGCGGGAAGAAGTTTCACTATGGCCGAGCTGGCACTCTGAACAAGTTGGCTCATGCTATCATGGTAAAGGCGGATTCTCTTGATTCTGCTTTTCCGTTGTGGACTAAGAATAGGCTTTTTAGTTTTATTCAGGCTATTTCGCAACAGCACTTTGACTTGACCATATTTGCCCCGCATCCTGAAAGAGGTCAAGGGTCTCTAGTTCAAATTTAGTGTCTCTCGCCGGCCTATGTGGCCATGAGCGAGAAGCAATTCGGGAAGGTTCTGGCCCATTACGGCGCGATGATGAGGGAGAACTGAGATGACACAAAAAGAGTTAATTGAATTGGCCATTGCTTATAGATGGGAAAAACTTACGGCTGTGAATACGGGAGGACAATTCACAATACTAAGAAAAGGGAAATACGAGTTATGGCTTAAAGGCGATGTCTGTAATATTTTGGAAAACGATAGTTATTCACATGGTATGGGCAGGGGTATGATGTATTTATCAAAAGCAAAAGTCCATCCAAACCCTTGGGTGATTGGACTTTTCGGCCCCATTGTTGGGCGCTGGTTTTCTTTGAAAGCTAATAAATTTCTTAGCTATGACCCAAGATTTAGCCTATAAATGGTTTTGCCCGATCCTCCAGGTCCGCACCCTGCGCCATCCCTGCAAGGCGCGGCTGGCGGCGCTTAGGTTTAAAAGGTCGGTGGCCTCGAATGCGGCGCTTTATTTCAACAACTACCAATGTCTGGAATGCAAAGGGAAGAAGCTGGTGAGGCTTAAAGGAGATACCAATGGTCATTGAAATTCTTGGCGAGGCAGGGCGGAAGGTTAAATTCTGCAAGGCCGGTACTTGTCTTGGATATGAACAAACTATGCTGGCAATTTTTAAGGGCGATGAAATGCTGGCTTCGGTTATCCTGCCCATTTCTGAAATGATTGAAGGATTCCAGAAAATCCAATTCAATGAAAATCCTGAGCATGAAAAAACTTAACGGCCCGGGTGATCTGCGCGCCGACTTTTCAGCGGAGTTTGGCGAACCGCCTTGGCTGGTTATCCGGGGTATGAAACTATTCAAGAGAAACACTGGCCTCTGGCCCACCATGCCCGGCGTCAAATATCAAGGCTGCTGGGAATATCATGTCAACATCATTAACCCGGAAACCTTCAACGAACTAGCCCGGCTGGCTCAAGAGTTCTATGATAATTTACCATAATTTACCAATGTTATCAAAATTAGTTAAGATTACCCATTTTTACTAAATGACAAATTTGTTACCGAGATTACCGGGTTTTGACCATTTGTTACCATGTCGCGGATAACTTGTTACCATCTAGGTTTGGCATACTCGGTGCAATTATATAACCGGGCGCGCGCACGCGGTTAACCGCACGGTTAATCCACGCAGTTAATATATTTTAAATGCAAAAGCGATAAAGGCAAAACCAAGGACTTTATAATGGTAAAAACCCAGCAAAAGCCCATAGAATCTAAAGAAGCTGAACAAACCGTGTTGGGTAGTCTGCTTATAGACCCCCAAAAAATTGCAGAGGTACTAGAAAAAATCAGAGCAGAGGATTTTTATTATTCCAATCATCAACTGATATTCAAAGCCATGACCGATTTAGAAGAATCCGGGGCACCCATTGATTACCGATCTGTATGCGTGGCCTTAACCGAATCAGGGAAATTAGTCGAAGCTGGAGGCATGGATTTTTTGGTGAAGCTCTCAGAAGAGGTTGGTCATGCCGCTAATCTTTCCCACTTTGTCAATATAGTACATGAAAAATCTACATTAAGGCGATTAGCCGAGATTAGCAGCAAAATATATCACGCCTGCCATGAAGGGCGGAAACCCGATGAATTAATTATAAAGGCTCAGGAAAAATTAGCGGAGTTGTCAGCCGGAGCAGGCTGTAAAAGCGGCAATCTAACCGCGAAGGTTAGAGACTGGATTAAAATATCGCCTGGACAATTTGAAGTGCGGCAGATTTATAACGATTTGGCGATTATTGCGCCTGGGGATAAAAAGACGGTTCTTATGGCTCTTGGCCGCGCTGAAAAAGAAGATTTAATTGACAAAATTCCTGGCAAACGTGGTCATTACCGGATTAAGGAAACTAATGTAAATAAAATAGATTTTCTTCATGCCGATCCTTCCAACTGGCTGGACCTCAAATTGCCGTTGGAGATTGATAAATATGTAAGACTGTTTCCCTCTAATATTGTAATAATTGCAGGGGAGAAAGGGATAGGCAAAACCTCATTTTGTTTAGATATGACACGGATGAATAAAACAAGATTCCCTGTAAATTATTTATCAAGCGAAATGGGACCAGAAGAATTACGTAACCGTTTAGAGAGATTTGAATTGCCGATAGAAGAATGGACGGTAGTCAATTTTAGGGCAAGAAGAGATAATTTTGCTGACCTGATAGAGCCTGATTCTATAAACGTAATTGATTATTTGGAAAAATACGATCAATTTTGGACTATCGCTTCGGATATTTGTGGGGTATTCGATAAATTAAATAAAGGGATATGTTTTATAGCTATCCAGAAAGATACGGGAGCGGAATCAGGCCGAGGAGGTATGTTTACTAGGGAAAAATGTAGGCTGCATTTGGCGCTATCTAGGAAAAAGGACCCGATTAAAGGAGTAGTCAATGAGGCCAAGATAGATGATGTGAAGGTCTTCGCCATGCCCGGGTATAACCCGAATGGCCTTGTTTTAAAATATAAGTTAATCCAAGGCGCAAGATTTTCACTGGCAGAAACAGGTATTAGCAATGGAAAGGAAGGGTGGTAAATGAAACCCTGTCCCCATCTGATTAACGGCAAGTGCGGCCATTTCTCATCGCTGCTTCAAGGCCGGCCATACCTTCAATGCGAATCTGTGCGCCTCATCAGGAATGGCTGCCAACTCAAGGTAGTTAGTCCCGGCGCGGCACCGGACGAGGGCCTGGCGGGGGAGATTAAACAGGGTTTAGAGAACACAGCAAAGGGAGCTTAATTATGGCTATTCGCATTGAGACCAAAGAGGGCAAGCTGGTGGTGGAATATGGAGTTACAGAAATTTCTACTCGCAAGCAGAAATTTCTTTACAGGCTAAAGGGCACTGAACTACACCCCATGGCTTATTTCAAGGCTGATGCTGATGCCGAAGAATTTAAAGACTTTTTGAATAAGATAGGGAGCCTTATCAAGGGTATGCGGGTGGAGCGGGAAGGGGAGATGTGATGGCTAAATCCTGCTGGACTTGTGATAACTGGTTGCCCGAACCCTGGGATTTAATGCCGGAGCAGCGGGACGCTTGGTGCATTATCAAATCTAAGCGTACCCTTTCTGATGATTTGTGCGGTGAACACAATAAAACCGGACCATTTGACGTCCTAACTGGGAGACCCTGGGTGCCTAAAAAGGATTAAGCGAGGAAAGTAATGTTTGATAATCTGCGCTTTAGTTATGATAAGGCTTTCAGTTATCACAAAATGGTAGGGACCATTGATGGTCACTTTTTCAGTCGGCGCATTTATGATATAGGAACGGGCAAACCCTATATTCTTATCAGCAATGAGAAATATTATTTAATGCTTGTTAGAAAAGAATCATTAGAAATGCTTATTGAGGATTTAAGATGAGTTGGCCTGATGATTATATCCCTAACGGCTTCACGCCATTTCACATTGAGGATGCTGGCATAATCTTCAACTGTGATTGCCAAGAGATTCTGCCCAAGTTCCCTGATAACTGCATTGATTTAAGCATAACCAGCCCGCCCTATAATGTTGGCTTAGATTACGGAAACGGCTGGGCAAAAGATAGATTGAATGTTAGTGAATATAAAAATCATGCAGATTCTATAATGGTTTATTTAAATAGAATAACCAAAACAGGGGGTAGGTTCTGTATTGAAATTGGTGGAAGTGGTAGAAACCTGCCATTATCCTGGATTTGGCAGGATGCAGCATATAAAGCTCAATGGGGATTATTTAGTGAGATAACTATTCCTCATCGCAAAACTAATCCAACGGCGTGGGGGAGTTATCTAAAAGCAGACAATGTTTATACAATTCCTAATTTCCACATGGCATATATCTTTTATAAAGATTTAGAACGGAAAGAGGGCGATGTTACTGAAATCACGAAAGAGGAATTTGTTGAATGGACACGCGGCTATTGGAAAATAAATTATTCAGGCCGAGAAACTAATCATCCCGCGGAATTTCCCAAAGAATTACCAGCAAGGTTTATGAAATTGGTGGGTCATAGCTCCGATGTTATATTGGATTTTTATCTTGGTTCAGGGACAACTGCAGTAGCCGCCAAGGAATTAGGCCGCAAGTTTATCGGAGTGGAGATTAGTGAGGAGTATTGCGCCCTTTCGGTTAAGAGGTTGAGGCAAGGAGTAATGAACTTCGGATGAGAAGGAAAAGAAGATATGATGCTTTATATAGCTTTACTAATTAGCGCAGCGGGATTCTTTATGTGGGGGTTTTATTACTGTCGCTATAAGACTTTTATGCGACTTAAAAACTTTATTGGTAAAGGCAAGCTGGATTACTTCATAGTTTTGCAGATTCTTGCAAATGATCTGCCTAAAAAGGAAAAGGAGAAATGATGAGCTGTATTCCATTGGATAAAAAGCCTCAATGCAAGTGGTTAACCTGTATTGCAGGAATGGGCGTAGCAGGCATGGGCGTCTGTTTTTTGCACGGGGACACGGATAACCCCAAGTGCTCCAAATATGAAAATGAAACGGAATTTTTAGAGAGGTGGAAGAATGCTGACGAAAACCTGTCCAGTCTGCAAGGAAGTATTTGAGACAATTTATGCCCATCAAATTTACAACAAAAAACGGTGTGCCAACCTGGCTAACCGGCAGCGCCAGAAATTAAACGGGAAACATTACGAGTCGTCTATACATGACGGTAACTGGGGGTTTGAGCGGGAAGCTGATTATATTTTGCACCTTGGCACAAACCATTGGAGCGGGGCTGCTATGTCTCGGCGAGAACTTCTGCTGAGTTATATTAATACCATCCATCTCCGGACCGCTCCGTGGTGGCACAAGGTTTATAATTATGCCTGCAAGCTCTATCAAGAAGAGTTTGGGGAGAGGGGGATGCAGCGGGGATAAAAAAAGAGAGCCAGGGCTTGCGGTCCCCGGCTCCCGGGGTAGTGGGTTAAACCAGATTTTTAAAAGATGCTTTAAATTGGCTGTCTGCGGCTTTCCTCGCATGAGCTTCTGCCATCGCTGCTTTTTTAGTGCGAAACCAGTCACCCGCCCAACAACCGGGGCCGTCTGAAGCAGGTTCACCAGAGCGGTAAACTTCTCCGCCAAACCAAGGGTGGGAACCTGTGCCTTTGTAAACTCCGAAATATTTATCCATCTTCCTGCCTCCTTACTCGATTGATACCGGAAAGGTTATCGTCTCTCCCGCCGCAATCCGTCTCTTGATCCGGCGGACCTCGGGGTGGGTGCCTCGTGCTCTCTCTCGGTGCATGTCACAACGCACCCAATGATTTCGTTCTTCTCGGGTACGGAAGCGATTGATAAATTCCAAAGTACCCGCTCCTTCTTGGGGTTGGAAATGCTTAGCCCAAAACCATTGTTTCCTCATCTTTAAAACCCTCCTGTGGCTTCACCTAAGCTCCGTGGTGAGGCGATTGGGGTGGGGGTTAGCTCTCATGGTCATCCACAGTAATTTGGGCATCTATAGCTTCCCGGTAATATTGGCGGAAGGGAATGCCGATCTCCCGCGCTTCCCTTGCTATTTCGCGTCGGTTTAAATAACTGGCGGCGCAACGCCTCGCAGTTGCAATGCTCCGGTGCCTGTGACCGCATGATTCCCGGTTCCCGACTCTATAATTTATCATCGTCTCCATCCTCTTTCTTGGAGGCCGGCCACCCGGCCTCCTGGTGGGGGTTAATTGCTGGCAGCCTTGAGATACTTTTCCGGGAAGCTGATGTTATAGCTGATGCGGCCACCATATTCCCCGGTTCTGCCAGTGATTTCTCGGAGTCTTTTGTCGAGGTCAACAGAAACGCGGCGCCATTCAATCTGACATTCTTCGCAGGTTTCAGGAAACTTTCGTCCCTCATTTTCTTGCTGGCATCGGCAGGTTCCGGGTCTAGGTATATTGCAATAAATTTCTAACCAACCCCAGGCAGTCCCGGTCCCGTGTCCAACCCGTATATTAGGATAATCCCTCACTAGGGCTTTCTTGACGGCCTTGGTTTCCTCTTTGTGGTTTTCAAACTTTCTCCATCCGCTCATCGCCTTGCCCTCCTTGATTTTGCTTGCTTAAATTATTTTCCCTTCTTTTCCTGCCGTGAAGTATCCCAATAAGGCGATTTGCACTTAGGACAGACCTTGGGGTGGTCCTGCTTTGTGGGCCAGGAGTGGCCGCAGCGAAAACACTCTTTGACTCGGATTTTAAACCAAGGCATTTTCTTCTTCCTCGCAAAAAAGCCCATTCCAACCCCGAAGGGTCAAGGTGGGATATGTTAGGTTTCTTTTTCCTTGGCAGCGTTTTTGCGTTTTTTATTAGCTTCTTTGGTAGCCTTCACCACTTTGCGTTGAGTTGCCGCCATGCGGACCGCCGCTTCCCAAACTTTTTCCCTAATCTTCGCATCCATCCCTTTATCCTCCTTTTGAATTAAGTCGTTTATCATGGCTCTTGGTGGTGGACCAGCTTCCAACTGGGACTCGCACCCTTTTAACCGCCCAGTTTGTATCAAAGGTGGCCTTGGATCTTGCAATGTTGCGCCCCTTACCCCTGGGTGTGTCGCTTGTCTTGCCTGGACCAGCACCAGTTTACGGACTTGCACCGACATCAAGAACCATGACAAAGAATTTAATTCGGTTTATCTATTTTTCTTGATTATTAGTATATGCACGACAGGGTATGCTTGTCAAGTATGTCAATATCGTCCAAAGGTTGATTTTTGTGAAACTTTATGTTTTTTTCTGAGATGGATTTGATAGTTCGGAAATATAAAAATAGTTCAGGAGGGGGTGCAAATCAGGACAAATTTTATGTCAGGTAGGATTAAATGAGGCAAACTAATTTTTGTTCTCTATGCCACTTTATAATAATTTTGCGATTAACATTGAGAAGTTTCGCTAATTCAGTTGATGTATAACCATATAATTTTCGATATTTAGACATCATTGGTTTATTATACTTTCTATGACATTTCCGGCATAAAGGGATTAAATTACTTGGCTTATGATTAGTTTTTGAGCCATCTTTATGGTGAACATCATTGGTAAATTCAGCGCATTCAATACATTTATAATTAAAGTCCTTCAATACTTTCAAACGATTTCTTTTAAGTTCGGAGTAGTTTTTATATTCAAAAATGCCACCTTTCCAATGAGGATTCCTGTCTCCCATTAAATACCATCCCCGAGGTTCGCCAGCGGGTCTTTTGACAAGTCGGTGTTGAGCGCATAAAGGAGGATTCTTGGGTTTTGTGGTGCACTCTGGCCATTCACAATTCGGTTTGTGGGGTTTTGGTTTTAAGCTGCGCATATATTTGTAATAATGATTGATGCAAAACGATCTGCAACGAGCTGGTTTTTGACAATCAAAGATAGAACATAATTGTTTAGCCATATATTCTCTCCTTTAAAATGCGATGTAAACAAATTTAATTTAAAATGATAACGATGATTTGTCCACTACATTTGTCCTTTTTGGGGGTGTTTAGTGACAAGAGGGGGTTGACATTCTCTGAGAACCACATTTAAACTATGGCTATGGATGGAAGGGTCATCTGACGGATGGGATTCGATGCGGGAAGCCAAGGTGTGCCGTCAGGTCTCATAAGCCAGATTGTGGGGGTTCGATTCCCTCTCCCGCTACCAAACTATTTGCTACCCCGCCTCGAAAGGGGCGGGGATGGATTTAAGACTATGAATGATCGAACGACAACAGGCGAAACCAGACGAGCCTCTGTAGCTCAAAAATCATTGACTTTTAAGGAAGTATTGTCGTGTTTTAAACAAGCAAATAAAGTAATTAATAAAAATGGCGATGTTGACATTGAGGTTTGGATAGGAACCAAAATGTATAGAATTGTGAGTGTAGGCCAATTTAATTTCGTACCTACGGTTACTTTAACATTGGCCGATGAACCAGAGCTTGCATTATAAACCGGGGTGTAGCTCAGTCAGCGGAGCGCCGGGCCTGGGACCCGGAGGTCGCAGGAGCGAAGCCTGCCGCCCCGACCATATTGCCAAAATTATTGCCAATTTAACAAAAAGTTGAGTTTATGCATTTAGTTAGCTTGCCAAAATGTGTGTCAAAAATTGCAACTCGCTCCCATTGGCGAGATGGAGGGCAATGGGTGGTGGGACGGAGCGGTGAACTACCGCGCCCCCGTGTTCTCATTGGCACGTTAAACAACAATGACCGGTACTTGGCCCGGGTAAGGCCCGGCTGTGATCCCGAGGTCGATAGGCATTCTGTGGCTGCAGCTCCAGTTTGCTTCGGGACGTTTTTTAAAGAGTCCGCGGAGGATGAAAAACAATGATACCTTTATGCGCTTGCGGTTGTGGAGAGCAAACAAATATAATCTCCAAAACTGACAATAGCAGAGGGAGAATAAAAGGACAATATTATAAATATGTTTGGGGTCATAATGTAGGGAAAGGAGAAAATGCCCCAACCTGGCGCGGTGGAATTGCTATAAAAAATGGATATTTATCTGTATTTATTCCAGATCATGCACGGGCGGATAAGGACGGATACATAGCGAAACATATTATACTTGCCGAGAAAGCCCTTGGCAAACCTCTTCCCTTAAAAGCCGAAGTTCATCATTATAACGGAACTAAAAATAGTGGGCCGCTTGTGCTTTGCCAGGATAGAAAGTATCATATGCTACTGCATCAACGTATGCGAGCTTTGAAAGCCTGTGGAAACGCTTCTTGGCTAAAGTGCTGGATTTGTAAAGAGTATGATGATCCGGGAAAATTATATTTACCAGAAAAAGCAAGTCCTCGACATCCTGATTGCATGAAAGAATATTGCAATGGCCGATCGGGTCCCAGCGGGAGGGACTAAGGGAATGTCAAGGCGGTTGGCTTATGGCCCCCGATACCTTGGCGGAGCCCAGACCTGCGCTGCCCGCGATGCGGCCGCATCTGGCGTAGGGATTTTTGATGCCCCGGGAAGCTGTCGGGCCACATTTCAGGCCCTCAAGTACTGGGCAGCTTCCCGTATTTTAAAACAGTCTCTTAGAGCGGCCCCGGTACGCTGATTGGCGGATGAATCGTAGCCGAAGCAGTTCAAGGCTTGATTCAGATAGTATCTGGCTTTCATAGCAGCCGGAAGTGATCGGGAGATTCATCTGAGTATATCGGCGGGGAGTTTCCGCTTGTCAGCTTTTCTGAGGGACTTGGTGCTGGCAAGATGCCTCACTGATAATTTGCTGGGTTTTTTAAAAGCCTAGCAAGTCCCTTATTTTAAAAACTATGATTGATATTATAGCAGACACCTTCCTGCTCGCTGCCTTCCTGGTAGCACTCCTAAAACTCCATTTGCAGATAGGTTGACTTTTGCCAGCCTTTCGAGTTAATCTCAAACCATGACCCCTGAAGAGAAAAGCGCCCAATGCCGTCAAGCCGTTCTTAGTGCCATTAACAAGTTGACCCCAGAGGAACGTAAAAAGAGGATGGAAAGAGCACTCGCCGCTCGTTGGGGACCAAAGGACGAGACAGAGAAGGAAGAAGATAAAGAGCTAAAACAGTTAGAAAAACTGCAAAGGGCGGCTAGCTCGATAAAAGATAAAAAGCATGAAGGAAGTGGGCCAGATCCGGCGAAAGTGTGTCGTGCCGTCGGCTTGGGAGAGATTGACGTTCTTAAGGGTGTTAAGACTCTAGCCGAAAAGTCTAAGTCAGATGTAGTGCGCCTGCGAGCCTATGAGCTGGCCTGCAAGGTTTTACGCATGATCAGGGAGGATACCCAGCAGAATGAGGGGGTTAGGATCATCATTCAGGCCCTTGAGGGCTCCCAGCAAGTCAACATCACCCCACCGGGCCAGACCCTACTCCAGGAGCCAGCCTCTTACAATCACCCTCAGCCCTCATCGCCTGGCAAGCCGATCCAGATAGTCAAGTGACGTTGTAATGCAGGCCAGCCGCAGTCTTGCTATACCATATCTTGATAGCACCGCACTTGATAATATTTCTGATTATATCTATCTCAATCATATCAACTACTTAGCATATTTGCTAACGTCTAATATCATTCATTATGTAAACTAACACTTGTGAAAAGGACATACAACCCCGGCCTGCCTTACTGACCTGGCATCGCGGCCCTGATGCTGCCTCTACTCGCCTCAAATTTCCTTCCTGGAAACGCGAACCCCGGGAGCGGCAGGTACCCCCCCCTGGGTAGCAATGTTTCCCCCGAGAAATATTCACATTTTCCATCCCGGTATTATTATGCTTGACAACCTTTTCTGAAATCCTATATATTCCAAATCATGACAGCTTGGGGTTTTAAAATTAAAAGGCAACAAAGTAATGATAAATCTTCTTCTATTTTAGAAGCGCCTTCTATAGACATAGAGAAAGAGAAGTTTAAAAGAACAATTGTCCATCTTGAGGATTTAAACAGCGACCTTCATAAAGACAATTTTGATTTACGGAACCAGGTTATTGCTCAAAAGAAGCAATTAATTCAATTACAGCATCAACTCAGCATGGCGCAGCGGTATCCGGGATATTTAGGGAAGATTCCACCAGAAGCAGACCTCTTGGAATTTATTGAAAGGCACCTGAAGTTTCTGATTTTTGCTTCACATCCAGACCGGAATCCTGGGAACGATGAAGCAGCCGAGGTCACCAGAAAGTTGATAAAATTTAAAGAGGGGGAATAATTCCATCCCGGCACAAAACTGCTTGATCTTTAATAAAAGGTGTTATAATGTAGTAGTCATGGAGGATAAAGAGCAAGGAAGACATCACCCGTATAGCTCAGTCGGGATAGAGGATATGACATGACCACCCTTGGCGCCCGCATCCGTTCCCTTCGGGAATCCCGGGGCTTCTCCCGACCAGCGCTGGCGCAGATGTCCGGGGTATCGGAGCGGGCGATCCAGAACCTTGAATTGGGTCAGGCTGATCCTCGGGTGGGGACTTTGGAGAAGATAGCCGTGGCGTTGGGGGTGAAGGTGGAGGAGTTGGTGAAGAAGTAATGATGCGGGTCATAAGGGAATTGAAGTAACTCCTACTGATTCCATTTTCGATGTAAAGCACAAGATTATGAAAGCCAAACTGATTCCTTTGGAGGAATTATCGCATGAGAACCCCTGATGGGTTGGCACCCCTTAAAATGCCTGAATGAAGTTATGGATAATCGTGCTTCTAACAATAATCTTCTACCCAGCGACCGGACAATGCCAACCCGCACCGACAGTAATATGCACGGCCTACTGCCTCAAGGGCCACACAACATCGGGGCCAGCGACAGCCGAGATTCACAGGAAAGGCGGCTGCATAGCCCTGAGCCGGAAGCTGGCGCAGGACCTGGGCCTGAAATGCGGTTCAGGGAAATACGACTACAGGTTTGGGGTTCGTGTAGAGGTCCTAACGGTAGGCACCTTCATCTTTGCCGACTTAATGCCGCCGAAGTGGAAGCACTATCGGGTGGATATTTACTTCCCCACTCTGCACGAATGCCATGTTTTCGGGGTTAAGCGATGCCAGGTGACGGTGGTTAAATGAACGAAGTCTGGCTAATTGAGCAACGCATTTGCCGGCCTGGGGAAGAACCCACCGATTGGGTTGCTATTCTGGATCAGGTTTTCTTTGAGCCAAGCATGGCCAGAGTCGAGGAAATATACCAGCCATTTACTGCTGAGAGCGGCATTGTTTGTGAATACCGGGTTATTCCCTACCGCCGTGTCGAACCAAAATCCCTGACGCTCAGGGAACAGTCGAGGAAGGAGGGGTGGAATCCTAACCCCTGATTTCTTCTTCGGGTAGCAGGCTCCTGATCTTCTCAAAATTTAACTCAAATCCATGTGCTATATCTAAATCAGGAATCGAAACAAAAATAAATAACCTGCTGTAATCTGGCCCCAAGGATTTTCCGGTTCCCATATCCAGCCACGATCCTCCGCCGGGACCACGCTTAATTAAGATATCCATCTCATTCCTCCTCCACCGGCCTGATAAAAATCTCATTCCGGTCTAAATACAAAGCCATCTTTAATCCTTGTATAAATCCCCGTTTTTCGCACCAGGGTTTAGGTAAGCGGATAAAATACCCCCCTCCTCTTTTTTGCACCCGCCTGAACATTACCGGCCTACATTTGCCAGACCCTCTTACATTTTTATTCCAAGTCCCTTTAGTCATATTGCGGCTCCTGTTTTTCTCATTATTAACCCCTATTTTGCTAAGTGTCAAGCCCTCTTGATTTTTATTCAGTTATCATCTTACTAATGAGATATGATAGATGTCCAGTGGTTATTTGGGCCAACCTCTCTGGCCTACATTCATTCCACCGCCCAAATCAATGCCCTGTTTGGACCACCGGGGTCGCATAAGACTTTTGCCTCTATCCAGGCAATCCTTGCTCACCAGCAACAATGCGGTACCAGTATCCGCATTGCCATCATCCGGGACACCTTAGAGAACATCCGTATTTCTGTAGTGCCTTCTTTTTTCGAGTATTTTGAAGTCGCCCCCGGCCAGGTCCATTTTAAGAATGAGAACAAGGAATTGCGGATTGATGTCGCTGGGGGGCTGAAGATTGAGGCTGACCTGTTTGGGTGCAACGACCCCGCCGACCTTCAGCGTCTTCAGGGTGCTTCTTCCTGGTCCTTGATCTGGATTAACGATCCAGCCCCCATGACTGAGCGGCAAAACGCCGGGGTGCCGGAAGTGGTTTATGACCATGCCGCTTATCGTTCTACTCGCAGGAGCGGCGGGCCAAGTCGGCTCCAGATTGACATGAATTATGCCGAGGAGACCCACTGGACTTATCGCCGGCTAATCCTGGAACCTGATATCGACCCCGAGACTCCCCTGATCGTCAAACGGGTATTTCATGTGCCCTATGCTGAGATTCAAGTTCTTAATGAAGAAGCCATGCAGATGGCCAGGAGAGTCTTTAGCCATGATGAGACGGCCAGGGCCAGGTATGTGGAGGGCCGCTTTGCCGAATTTAAGCCAGGCAAGAACGTGGCCCCGGGCTACCGGCGGGCTATTCATCTTTGCCCCAGCGTTATTGAGCCAGCCGCTGGTTTAGAATGTTTTGCTTTCTGCGATGGCTGGCACAATCCCACCTGCGTCTTGGGACAGATAACCAAATCCAACCGCTTGGTCTATATCGACACCGTGCGGGTGGAGGGTTCGGACATCTCTACTCTCCTGGAAACTCAAGTTGGTCCTCTTCTTGGGAACCCCAAATGGAAAGACAAGTGGCGGTCCTGGCGGATCGGCGGGGACCGAACCATGGCGACCCCCGACCAGGGAAACATCAACCACAAATCCTCTGAGGATGTGGAGAAGTTCTTCTCTCAGTTCGGTCATGGAGTCTATAAACCTCGTTTTGAGGGTGGACCTGTCACCTGGCGGGAGATTGAGCGCAGCTTCAATTATTGGCTGGTACATTCCAACCAGAACAATGACCCGATGATTTATTTGTCGGCCAGCAACCATCTGCTGGATAAAGGCTTAAACGGAGCTTGGCATTTTAAGATCGACAACTCGGGCAATATTGTGGGAACAGAACCCGTGAAGGACGAGATCAGCCATGTCATGGACGCTTGGGCTAATTCCGTGTGTGTGCTGCTGGGAAGCCAAATTGTACGGGTGAGCAAGGGAGCAATGAAGCAGGTGACCACCAAGATGCGGAACCGGGCTAAAAGTTACGGGTCAACTGGACTGGCTGCCAGGGGAGGCGTGTAGGCCGATGGCGATCAAGGTGGAGACCCCCGGATGGAAACGCTGGGTTGAAGTCCAGTCTTTTGAAGGCAAGGACCGGGAAGGCAACAAGATTGGGCGCCAGGCGTTTCGCAACACGCTCACTGGTCAGATGGTGTTTCCGGAGAAGGGCTGGGATGGTGACCTTGCTAAATTGGACCACGGCGAGACAGCCTGCGTGACCCATTCGCTGGTGGGTGACGATGAGTTCTGGACGGCAATGGCTGCCGCCAAGAATAATCCTTTAGGAGAGGTAATAAAACAAGAAAATGGGCGCACAATTATTCGCTACTGACCGGCAACTTTATCCCAATGGCCGCTGCGTAATTTGCGGTGGGCATGAACATCGCAGTCCGAGCATACTTCCCCGAGACTTTCTTCAAGGGCATCGTCTGACGGAACGCCGGGATTGTCCTCATTATGAGGACTGCTTAACCCAGGCAGCCATCATAGATGCTGTGTGTGTTCCATGTGTGGTCTGTAATCAAATGACCCAGCATTAAGGAGGCGGTATGCCAGCAGAAAGCAAGAAGCAAAGGCAGGCGGCTGGTATTGCTGAAGCGGTGAAGGAAGGCAAGATCAAGGCAAAGCCGGGTTCCGCTTCCGCAGAAATGGCCAAAAGCATGACCCATGAGCAGCTCCACGACTTTGCGGCAACCAAGGAAAAAGGTCTGCCGGTGAAGAAGACCAACACGGGGCATCTGACCAAAAAGAAATTTTAAGGACCTCCATGGCAATTACCGTTCCTGAAGATCCAACCGCCGAGGTGCAACGCTCTCGCAACAAGCTGGAGATGGAGAGCGCCAAGCCAGAGATGGATGACAAGGAATTGGCGGAAAGAGAGGAAGCCACCCAGGCTTACGCCGGGGAGGATGAGGCCCATTTTGTCGCCTATCTAAATGCTTGTGTGAAGGAGTCCCGGGATTCCATGAAAGATATTCGGGATGAACAGGCGGAGTGCTGGGATGTTTTTAACGAGAAAGAGCCGTTGAATTACAACTTCAAGGAGGAGTGGCAGAGCCGGGCGATCCTACCCAAGCCGAATATTTACGTCATGGCTTTCCTGGCGGTTATCAGCAAGGCTTTTGACCCGCAGTTTTTAAGTATCGAGAACGAGCAAAACAAAGTCGATGCGGAATTTATTCGCAAACTGATGTCTCTGATGATGTCCAAATCCTTCTCCAACTTCCCGATTAATTTTCTGGACGCCACCCAGATGGGGGCGGCGGTGGGTCAGAGCATGGAGATGATTCCCATGTGGCGCTCTGGTCAAGGACCTTATTGGGACTTGATCGAACCCTGGAAGATACACCGCGACCCCGATTCTCTCAGCCGTCAGCCCCAGTCGGGTATGTATTGGATTCACCAAGAATGGCTGGACTACTCCGATTTGAAGAAGATGGAGGGAGCCGGGATACTTCAGAACCTCCAGGATTGTGGGCCTGGCGGGCAATGGGGCAACCCCTCAGCCGATGCCAATATCGATCCCAGCGAACTGAAACGGCGCCGGGATATGCTCTACCAGCAATCATCCTTTCGCACCAAGGTTCTGACCTCCGAGTTCTACGGCACCATCCTTAGCCGACGGGGCGAAGAGCTTCTACCCAATTCTACTTATTGGGTAGTGGCTGACCGGGTGGTTAAACTCCCCAAGATTAGCCCTTACCCAACTCTGCGCTGGCCTGGAACCAGCTTTAGCCCCCTGCCGCACCTGCTCCGTCACGATGGCCGTTCCCTGCTCACCGGCCTCAAGAGCCTGTGGTACGCCATGTGCAACCTGTTTGCCCTGTATATCGACAACCTCAACTGGACGGTCAATCCTCAGAAAGAGATTGACACTTCCAGTATGGTGGACCCCGAGGACTTGACCGACTACCCTGGTAAGCTCTACCTCGTTCGGGGAACTCAACAGGGAAATATGGCGATTCGGGTGGTGGACCGCAAGAGCATCACAGGTGATATCCTGGCGAATCTCAAATTCGGCGATCAGACTTTTCAAACCGGCGGACCAGTGACCTACGCCCAGCAGGGCCTCCCGGATTATCGGGCCGAAGTAACCGCTCGGGAGTCGGCACAGAACCTACAGCAATCCAATACCGTGATGAGCTTGGTGGGTGGCAACTTGGATGACGGGGCCTTGAGTGCCATCGAAGCTCTGTACGAGACGGTCAGGATCAATCTCACCTATGATGAATTAGCGAAATGGATGGGGTCGGAGGTGGCTGACAAGTATCGAGATAGCTCCGCTACCGGCCTTCGTCTTCCCAGTTTGACTAGTGGGAGTTTCAGGATCAGTGGAGCCTCTACGGTTCTTCAAAACCAGGAAGTGATCAATACTATCGGTAAATTAGTCTTGCCGCTCTGTGATCCTAACGGTTTAGGTAAGGTCTTTGGAGTCTATATGAAGCCCTATGGAATTATCAAAGCCATAGAAAAGCGGGCCAACCTGGAGGATGAGGGCATTGTAGTAACCGAAGAAGAGGCCAAACAGATTGATGCCAAGCAGCAGGCCCAACAGGAAGCTCAGATTGAGGCGCAGAAGCAGAAAGAAGCTGGTGAAGCTGCCAAGGCTGGAGCTGAGGCCCACGAGGTCGGCGCAGAAGGCGACCGGCATGTGGCACAAGCTGGTATGTTCGATGCTCAAGCCGGGGCGGTAGCGGCGCAACCACCGGGTGAAGGTGGCGGAGCACCCGCGCAACCGACGGAAATGCCGGGAGGGATGCAATAAATGTTGCGAGGTGGCGTGCAGACTGACATCAGGACGGGGCGACCCGTAGAATTTAAGCCGGATCAGCGCAAGGGTCAGGTTCAGGAGCGGTTTACCCGGAGTCTATTGGATGCCTCGGACATGGCGGTGGCTCTCCACCAGAATAATGCTGTCTTGAAAGTTTTTTTAAAGCAATATACCGCTCGGTTGGAGGAATTGGCTGCAACCGACCCGAAAGGGATTTGCCAGACCCTGGAGGCTTCTATCGGCGAAATTCGTAATATTTTGGAAGTATTACCCCTTTTGAGGGAACGGCAGGCCATGAGGGTCTTAGGACCGCAACTGGCCAGCCTTATTGAAAAGGAGACTTAGGGTGCCCCATACGGGATAACACCCTCGGCATAGAAACAACCTGCCGGCCCGCAAGGATAACCGGCGTGGAGCGGAGCAAGAACCATGCCAACAGGCGCAACGCTACAGGAAGAGATCATCACCGGCCCGAAGCCTGGGGAAGAGACTCTGGCGGACGAGTTGGATAATCGCCGTGAGGTCACCGGCGATATGCTGATGGGTGGACACCCGAACGAGGAACCTGAAAAAGAAGAAACTCCGGTTGCCGGGGAAGAAGAGAAGCCTCCCGAAAAGGGCGAGGGCGAGGAAGAAAAACCTCCTGAGAAGAAGGAGCCGACTTTTCGGTTCAAAGATCAGGAGACTGCGGAGAAATCTCACGCCGAGGCCGAGAAGGAGATGACCAAGGCCAAGATGGAGGCCGCAGCCCTTCAGCGGGAACTGGATGAACTCAAGATCAAGCCCCCGGAGAAAAAAGAGGAAATTGTCAAGCCGCCCGAACCCAGCGTGGAAGAGCGAGAGGCGGATTTACTGAAACAGGCAACGGCAATCAGGGCTAAAGCTGCTGCGGATATTAACGAACTCGACCGCACGGCGGAGGACTATCTTGAGCAATGGGCGGCAATTACAGAAAAAGCCAATCTTGCGATTCGCCGGGCCGAGAGAAGGCTGTTTCCTCTACCCGCAGCGCCTGAAGACATTGACAGCCGGATTGATGCCAAAATCAAGGCTGATAGAGAAGCCGACAGGTTGGCCAGAGCAGAAGAGGACAGAAAGACCGCTGGCGAGCGTGCTTGGGAAGATGCCCTGAACTATGGCAAAAAAGCTGGCCTCAAACTGGAAGACCAGGAATCAGCCGACTATGATCTTTTCGACGTGGCTGGCCAGAAGTTGCCTCAAGAAATGAGGGGCAAGGGTGCTACTCCGGAAGCTGTGGAGTGGATGGTCAATTACGTTCGCACCCGCACCGGCAAAGTAGTCCTCTCGGAAGCAGAGAAACATGCTTTAGCCCGCAAGACCCAACAGGAGAATCAGCCTTTGGGGAAAGGCGGGATTAAACCGAAACCGAAACAACCTCAACAAGAGACGGAGGGCTCGCTGAAGGATGATTTTGAAGAAGCCAGAGGGCGACGAATCCTCTAGCAAGCCCGCCTTTGCATGATAAAGGAGGCGCATCATGCCTTTTAACTGGGAATGGGATGCCGCAGTAGGCATCTACAAAAATATGCAGTTGAGCAAAAAGCTGCGCAAGGTCGCCGCGGGCGCCTGTATCGTGGCCCCGTTTGGCCGGGACTATGGCATCGGATTTAAGGCCAATGCCGGCCAGTATATCAACATTATGCACATCGAACGGCTGCCCAACAGCCCGTCTTCGGTTTTGCAGGAGAACAACCGTATTCCGATCCGCAAACCCGCCTACGGCAATCGCCAGATTCCCGTGGTGGAATACGGCGAAGGGACGGAGTTCACCAACCTGGCCGAGCAGCTTTCCGTCTTCAAACCTTCTGACCAGCTTCAGCAGTTGCTCAAGCTTCAGATGGAGGAAGCCCTGGACAGCGCCACCGCCACCGCCTTCAAAGACGGCACCGCGGTCAAGATTATCTTCACCCCCTCGGGCCTGACTACTGGCACCTTTGCCACCAGCGGGGTCGCCGCGGCCAAAGCTGGCGTGGGCCTGACTTTCGATCATTGCACCCAGATCTCGGACTATCTGGTGGACACCCTTTACGTCCCGCCTTTCGAGGGTGAGTCGTTTGTCGGCATCACCGCCAACAAAAACTACCGCTCCCTGAAGAATGACCGCTACTGGCAGGAATGGCACAAGTACCTGGCCAAAGGCGATTTCGTTTTCAAGCGGGAAATGGGCGCCACCGAATTGATTCGCTGGGTGGTCTGCAACCGGCCTCTGGCCTTCTCCAATACCGCTGGAACCTCGGCCTACTTGGGCGAGGGAGTGGTGTTCGGCGATGAGGCAGTGGCCCGCCTGGAAGCGGAAGCCCCTCATCTGCGTCTGGACAACAACTACCAAAGCGATTTTGGCCGTGCCAAAGCCGTAGCCTGGTATGGAATCCTCGGGTTCGGGAGCGTTTGGGACAGCCCGGATGCGGGCAAGGCCAAAATCATCCAGATCAACTCCCTGTAAAGGGACGAGGTAATAGGAGGTAATTTAACATGGTATATGGAACTTACGACCGTCATGTGGTGGACGGGTCCAACTCCGACATCGGGCAGGGCGGGGCTGCGGCTATCAACCTGAGCAGCCAGGCGCTGGGGGTTTTTACCCTCTCCACCAAAACTGCCCGAGAGCCGATGACCGTAGATCGGCTGGGATTTATGCCCGTCACCGTGTTCGCTTTGACCGTCCCGGGCGCCCTGGGACTCTATCGCTATCCGCACGGTTTGACCTGCGTGGACCTGCCGACCGCTCTCAAGTTGTGCAACGACTTGTCAGCCAACATGATCGCTCACGCGGCTGACGCTGTGATTCACCTTTTACCTGACACCACGTACTTTTCTGCAACCTTAACTCCATCAACGCCGGTCGTCGGTCTGACTGACATGATGGTCCAGATCAACCTGCTTATCACTGCCTTCACGGCACATGCAGCAACCGATGAAGCCAAGGGAACTCCGGTTTTTCACCTTGTTACCGATAGCGCCGGGGCTTCAGCTCAAGCCTTGACCAGCACCACTCCGGTCACCACCCTGGCAACCTCCATCACCATGCTGAACGATATGTTGACCAGGTACAACCTTCACGACATGGATGTGGTTGCCCATCATGTCGGGCATCTCCACCAGTCCTACAAAGTTCTGCTGGCCAGCATTGCTCTGGTAACCCTCGATGCGGTAGGCTTCGACTACGTTTCCGATGTGGATAACCTGCCAGTCGAGGCCGTGTACCCCTACCAGGGGTTGGCTATCCGGGGTGTGGCTGACATGGTGCCGGGTGACCAAGTGGCTATCGAATTGATAACCAAACCCACTGGCACCGGCACCCTGCAACCGTTCTTTGGCTGGCACTGCCGGGCGGAATCCGAAGCGGACATGCCCTTCGTGGTCAATCGGACTCCGGTGAAGACCGCCGTGACCGGAACCAACCGCCTTGCGGTTGTTGGCGGCGATTAATCGATCAAGGCTCCGGGGGTTATCCCGGAGCCTCGGTCTTTAAAGGAGTTGACTTATGGGCTATCTTGCCGCAACCGATGTTATTGTTACGGTGATTCCTCAGTTGTGCTTCAATCCTCCTGGACAGCCGAAGGTAAGTTTCCCCACCATTGCTTTTGGCGATGGGGCTTCGTACTACCCGGCCCACGGCGTCCCTCTGCCTGCTATGGGGGCCTTGGGCGACTTTCTCAAAAAAATTCTGAGAATCATCATCACTCCGCCCCCTGGGGACGGCTACGTTTACAAATACGACAAGAACTACGGCACCATCCGCATCTATGAGGCGCCCACGGCTGGGTCCCTTGCGGTAGTTGCGGTTTCTGCCGGGACACCCGCGGGCAATGTGGCGGTCCCTACGGGTAATTTGGCGGCAGCGGGTTTAACCATTGATGCCCATGCCCACACCCTCAAAATTCAGGGTTCAGGCAGCATTGCCGCCAACGATACGGTTGGCGTCAACGGTACAGCGTTGGTCAAAGTCAACGCCAGCGATGCTACCATCGCTGCTGCTGGGGCCGACTCCGGTGTCCAGAACACCAGCGCCACCGGCAATTTGGCCAACACGGTTCTGACCATCGCAGCTCCCGCCTTTACTGGCAGTGCTATGGGGACCCATACCCACTCTCTGAGCGGTGAAGCTGCGGTGGGTGCTTTGGTGGAATTTACTACCGGCGCAGTAGCTCCTACCGCTTCTCTGGACCTTATGGTAATTGGGGAGTAATCGGTTTATGTGGCAGAAACGGGTCAAGAAGACGATCTTCACGCTCAACGTGAACGACTACTCGCCAGAGATGACAGCGCTCACCTATCCCCTGATCCAGGCTTACGCTCGGAAGATAGGGGCGGATTTTCACATCATCCGGGAGCGGAGGTTTCCCGACTGGCCCATCACCTACGAGAAACTGCAAGTCTACGAACTGGCGCAGCAGATGGAGAACGATTGGAACATCTATATCGACTCCGATGTTCTGGTCCACCCGGACACCCCGGATCTGACTTTACTGCTTTCCCGGGATACTGTGGCCCATTTTGGTTCTGACTTTGCCCCCACCCGATGGAAGACTGACAGGTTCTTCCATCGGGATGGACGGCATATCAGTTCGGGGAATTGGCTGGCCCTCGCCAGCGACCTGTGCATCGAACTCTGGAAACCGGTGGACGACCTTACGCTGGCGGAGGCTATCGACAACATCCAACCGAGCGTTATTGAACGGACGAGTGGTATCATTGAACCTCAACACCTCATTGACGATTATATCCTCAGCCGCAATATCGCCAAGTATGGTCTGAAGTTCGTCAATATCAAGGATGTGCTGGCGAAGAATTACACGGATGGTGGTGGATTCTTCTGGCACCACTACCTTATCCCGGTTGACCAGAAGATTGACGAGATGCACAAAGTCATTGACCAATGGAAAGTAGCTGGTCTTATGAAGGAAATTTATGGGGCTATTTATCCGCGAAATCCTGTTGCTCAGGCCGTTGCAATCCCGGGCCGCATGACCCGAGCGGAACTTTACTGGCTCCATGAAACCGCCAAGAAAATGGAGTCTGTAGTGGAAATCGGTAGTCTGCAGGGTCGTAGCACCTTTGCCTTGTGTTCGGGGTGCAACGGCGGCAACGGGAAAGTCTATGCTGTTGATCCTTTTATCTTTCAAGGGGAATGGATGTTTGCTGCAGATCTCCAGTTCACCGGCTACAAGACAGGCGATAGTTTCTTTAAGGAATTTCTTAAAAATTGTGGTCATTTCCCTCACCTCACGGTCATCAAGAAGACGAGCGTGGAGGCTGCGGCTACCGACATTGTGCCGCCTGTGGTGGACATGGTTTTTATCGACGGCCCCCATGATCCTCAGAGCGTCTTGACCGATCTGGAGACTTGGGTACCCCGAACCCGTAAACTGGTCTGCGGCCACGACTTGGATCACCCGGAGTGTCCTGGGGTTCGCCAGGCTCTGACCGAGTTCTTCGGAATGGACAGGGTTGTTGCCGGACCCGATACTCTTTGGGCAGTTAAGATGGATTAAGGAATGGAAATCCCCGTAGTTTTGATAACCGATGAAGTCTTTGCTCCGTATTGTGCAACAGCTATGGCATCGGTCTTGAGAAACGCCGGGGATGATACGGAGATCAGTTTCCATATTCTAACAGAAGGATTATCGCAAATAGTTAAGGATAAGTTTAGTGGATTGAAATACATAAAGGATTGCGATATTAATTATAATATTATTAATAAAGAGGAATTTAGTGATTTACCAGTTTATTACCATATTCCATTAAGTTCATATTATAGGCTTAAATTGTTTTCTATGTTTCCTAATTATGATAAATTAATTTATTTGGATAGCGATTCGGTAGTTCTTGAAAATATTAAGGAACTGTTTGATATAGATATAGATAACTATTACGCTGGAATGGTTTTAGATATTGTACGAAAAGACGGAATGCGTGTTGATGAATTGATTAAAAAACTACAATTACCCTCGGATAGTAAATATTTTAACGCAGGTCTAATACTTGTAAATCTTAAAAAATGCCGGGAACATAGTATTGGAGACAAAATTATTAAGTGGGCCAAGCATAATAAAGAAAAACTAACTTGGGCAGACCAGGATACCATCAATGTTGTTATGAATGGGCTTATTAAGGAATTACCGGACAAATATAATATTCAACTATGGTTTTATAACACTAACGCAAGGCGATCTGAAATAGATGGAAAAGCGATTATTCATTACTGTGGGCCAGAGAAACCCTGGAATAATAAAAGAATGTTCCTGTCTGAACACTTCTGGGAAAACTATTATCCATTTATGGAGATTTATCAATAAAGGAGATTAACTATTATGCCTGCTGCTGCCATTGCTCTTGCGGATGTGAGTGTCATCCTGATCCCGCAACTGGTCTTTAATCCATCGTCGATGCTCAACGAGTCTTACCCAAGCATTGTTTTTGGCGACGCGACATTGACGTATGACACCTATGGTATCCCGATGCCGCCTCCTGGTGACTTCGGGATGCTTAATGCGATCATCCGAGTTTTTTTCCAGGACCCGCCGGACGGCTACAAGTATGTCTATGACCCGACACCGCGGACGGCAACCCCGGTAGCTCCAAATGGCACGATCCGGATATTTAAAGTTGGGTCTGCCGGTGCTCTGACAGAATTTAGCGGAGCGGTTTCAGCCACAACCTTGCTGGCCATGATTATCGGCCAGTAGGATATTCCAACTAAAAAGGAAGGGGATTTTATGGGTCAAATGCTGTACACGCAAGATGGCAGCAGCGTCGAAGTGGAGAACGTCTGGGTGGTCTCAGCAAAGCAGGATGCCGAGGGCCAGTGGATTCAAATGGGCGGCAAGGTCGCTCTCATGCCCAATGGGGCCTACTGCCACGGCGACGGCAATCTTCTTCCCTTTGAATCTGAGGAAGAAATCAGGGAAATTTTCAATACCCGGGCTCACGATGGCGGCTCCATGGTTATCCCGGAGATGCAGTGGCTCCTGGACGCCATGTTGGAGTGGTTCGCCCACCGTGCTGACTTCGAGGGTCTGGTTATTCAAAAGGTCGTTCTCAACCGGAAGGGATACCCGGAATTGGAAGATGGAAGCCCGGCGGAAGAGTCGGACATCTACGCCTATTTTGAACCGGGTCCGGCTCTATCGGCAGCCATCGTCGGTTTGTATAAGCGGCGCGAAGTTGAGGCAGCAGAGGCTAAGGCTGCTAAACCGGAAATCTACCGGCAAGGACCCACACCGCCACCGGGAAAACCGAGGGTAGCGGGTGATTTGGTGGCTACTCCCCCAAAGGTTTCTCCTAAGAGAGGGAAAGGTTTTACTACGGAATCACTGATAAAAGCGCGAGCCACGAGGGCTGCCAATAAGGCAGCTAAAGCCATGGCAACTCCGAACCCGACACCGGCCACTACGGGGTAATCAATGCCGGATGATTGCGATGAGACGGTTGTTCATTGCCCCAACCCGAGGTGCGGGATCATATTCCGG